TCTATAAGTTTGCCTGGCGTAGTTCCAATACCAATAGCGTCTGTATTGTTAGTATTGTAAATTATCTGCTCACCAGATTTGAATCCATGAGGTGTATTAAATGAGAACTTGTTAAGTGAAGTATTCACTACACCACCTGTTGTAGTAGAGTCAAATGAAACTACCTGTGGTGTAAGAACCATTTTTGGTTTTAGTATAGCACCATCACTATTACCACCAGTAATGGTAACATTAGGATCTTCTTGATAATCAACACCATTTGTATCTACAAGGACATCTATAATAGTTCCTGATAATTGGGATACAACTGATGCACCAATACCTGTATGACCTGTCTGAGTTACAGAGAGTCTTGGTCTATTGATTACGTCATATCCAGATCCAGTGTTTAGGACATCAACCGATTGCAGTGATCCATAATAAACCTTGTCTGTAGATTTGTATGAATATATCTCGACACCATTTGCAAATAAACCAACACCACCCTGCACAGTCTTTTCTTTAGATATATCATATTCAGGAACAGGAAACTTACGAAGTAATCTCTGACCACCTATTGATGAGTTATAAACTATCTGAGGAGTCAGGAAGTGGGTTGTAATACCTGATAGGTCAGATCCTATTACAGAAGTAATATACTGCCCTCTACGTACGTTCTCAGGGGTGTATGCTAATGCTAGAGTATTCTGATCTATCTTCTTGATATAATATGGTTGGTTCTCAATAAGGTTAGTTAGTTTAGTTGAATCTGAAGTGTAGTAAACTAATTCACCGTCATTATAGTTGTGATCAGTTACAGTAAATTGACTTGTATCAGTGGTTATACCTGCAGTAGAAAATGTTCTAATTCTTTTCTTAGGATCAATCTGCCAATGAGGAAGACTATTTGATGCCACGTATACTTCTTCACCTTTAGAGTAAGAGTTCTGTACGTCAACTGCCTGACCATCTTTGGTTTTGAGTTGTCTTCTTATAAAGTATGATTTTGTTATATCGATACTAGGTGCGTTCAGTCTTATTGTATTTGATAATGGTGTGCCTGTAATACTACCTTCAATTACAACTTCGTCTAGATCTATGACATCCACAGTGTCACCTTGATATAAAGCATGGTTGCTGGTCAAGACAATACTATAGTTATTGGGTGATATTTGAGTTATAGTATTGATTTCATATCTTGCAGCAGTATTTCCTATCCATGTAGACCATCTCTTATGGGATTGTTCAATTCCAAGAGTGCTTACATTAATTGAACTACCTGTTTGCTGTGTTTTTGCAGATCCATTGAACTTATTGATTACACCAAGTATCTTCAAGTCTACTGGTGAATTAATATCTCCGTCTTCATATGATACTGCTCCTCCACCCTGTGTCAAAGTAGATCCAATACTTACTGCAGTAGAGAGAGTAGAAACACCTACAAACTGCGTATAATTCTTTGATGTGTATGGGAGAGTGGTCTCACCAAATACTAAATTACCAGCATTATCAAAACCAACTGTGCTATCTACGTCAATTATGGTAGTACTGATACCCGATGTCTTAGTTACGAAAGTCTTTGCGGTTTGTGTAAACGCACCAATCTGAGTTCCTTTTGATATACCTATCTGATAATAGTTTTTACCTGCTACAAATGATTTTTCTACACGGTAAATTGATCCACTCACACTTCCTTGAGTAAGAGTCTGTCCTTCTATCTTTAGTGGGTTTCCGCTTACTACCTCGCAAAGCACTACATCTGCGACAACATAATCCGCATCAGATGGACGAATCATCTGTTTTGAGGGTTGAATCATCTCAACCTTCTCACCGTATAGTCCACCAAATAATATCTTGAACGCTTCTTCTGTTCCTTTTGACTTATAGAAGTCAGTTGACTGTCTTATAAAGTTTGGTTGATTTACTTGACTATTGAGTTTTCTTTCTGAAAAACCAGGTAATACTTGTTTCTTTAGTTTCTTCAAAAACTCAGTCAGGAACACATTACTGAGATTAGTTACACGAGCATCTACTCCATGTGTTGATATTCCACTACTTGAAAAAGTAAGACTCTCTGGTTGATTAGTTTTAGTATTATTTTCTATTCCACTAAAACCTCTAACACAACCAGTAAATGATGTAGTGCCTATTCCTGTATATGTTATTATCTCATTATCAATCTTTAGTAGACCGTAAGTTGATGGCCATCCTTTTGTTGAGTCAACGTATATTGTATTACTTACATTATTAATTGCTGAAGTAAGTGACGTAAACCCAGTCAGTACTTCGTTGTTTAGAAAATCAAGACTCTTGTATTCAACTATATTGTCAGCAATATCAACCGTTCCACCTTGAAATTCTTGAGAGATATAATACTGCTCTAAGAAATTCTCAAAGTTTGGATTTTCCGTTGCGATAGATTGGGGTATTTGACCCCTAACTACCTCATGGATTTTGACTTTAGTTATTGATGTGTTTATCATTAATACCCTGAACCAGAGCTGCTAGATGAATTTGATGATGTTGATGATGAAGATGATGTATATGTGGAACTTGAAGATCCAGAATCAGATAGAATGTTCGGTGTTGATGTAATGAGTTTACTGGAGTCAGAGTGCGATGATCCTGTCATTTTCTGCCCATTGTTCATCGTATGGAAAGGTCCGAAGTATGGTTGACCGTCAACATAACCTACCAGTTGGGTTGACCCAGTTGTGCTTGATATGATAGCACCCCTCACCTTAGATCCGTTTGAGTAACTTGATTGTACATCAAATCTTGTACCTGATGTATTTGCTCCTGAAGCAATAGAGTCTTGCCTCATATAGAAATTACTCTGAGTAACATCAAACTGTAAATACAATTCCTTTCTTGCTAATACATCATTAGACAATGGAATTGCTTGAACCTCCACAATATTGTTTGGTTGAACGGTAGATGTTATATTCACAGTATCTATAATGATTTCTCCCTTCTTATAATCAATAGTACCAAAGGATTTAGAAAGAATTTTGATGTCAGCATCGGATACAATCTGGAAGAGTATCAAATTACCCTTATCAGTCCCTGCTATCTTCTCATCACTGAAGTAGACTGTGCCCACTGTTCCTGAAATTGAGAATCCAGTTGACTTGATATTATAAGAACTTTCTGGTGCGTAGAATTCATTATCGTAACATAATTCGTACTGTGCAAACTGATTGATCTTAGCGTTCAGGTTCCTTCTAATTCTTACAGTTGTAATGTTTGAAGTAATTGAAGTATTGACACTATCGATCAATGATAGTATCTTACTATACTTGAATCTGCCACCAAACTTATTTAACTCTGTACCACCTGAGAATGATGAAATAGCACTGATAACTTCACTCTTCAGATTATCAGGATCACCAATAAAGTTTGCATTATAATAAACTGTGCTATCAATCTCAACATACATGAACTTGAGGTCTACAAATTCAGGCACGATACCTGCAACAGAATAACTTTTTAAAGAAGACAATATCTGTTTCTTAGTAAAGTCAGATAAGAAGTTACCATTTCTAGGTTTAGCTGCAATGAATACTCTTCCATACTGAGGAGGATCTAAATCTTCTCCACCATATGCACTGACTGATTCGATGTTAGAGTATACAGTTGGTAGTATTGCTTCATAGTCAGATGCAGTAACTGCTCTGTGCTGTGAGGCATATCGTCTTGGAGCGTAGTATTTTACGCTTTGAAGGGATTCTATCTCATCACCATTATCAGACGGTTGATTGACGTTTAGTATGGGTGTATAGTTCTGTAGAGTAGCACCCTCTTGGTCTATTAGTTTACCAGAGAATGAGAAGTCTCTGACACCATTGCCATCAGAACCATTAGTACGGATATAGGATATTTCAACAACGTTTCCTGAATCCAGTTTTTTTCCAAAGATGTTATCACCAAATAGAAGTTCATATTTTTCATCTGATGTTTCCTGTAGTAGATATATGTTTGATGTAGAAGTAATACCAAGAATATTATCAACTAAACTAAATTGTGTCTCTGTAGTAGATGAAACATTATCCCTGACCTTGACTCTTATAGTAGATGTGTCTATACCATCATTAGGTAATACATATCTTTGATTTTTTTGACTACTATCAACAACAAAATTAGTTTCTAGATATTGACCTTGATATATCTCTAATGTACCAACTGCTTCACCTGCAGATGCTGTGCCAGTTACCTGCTCTGGAATAGAAAAAATATAACTTGTATTTGATACTCTACCATTTGATATAATACCAGGTTGGAACTTGATTTGTGTTACTGTGCTTGATAAGTCTGAAATATTGTAATCTACCTTTGCCTTTGCTGCTCTTTTTGATCTAGGAACATATCCAATATTTCTTGCCAACGATACAACATTCTCTCTTATAGTAGCACTGTCAATGAACGTCTCGTTCACCGCCATATTAGTGTTGAACGCTGTAATATATGTGTTATACGCTAATAGATTGATTACAACAGATAAGTTAGAACCCTCAAAATCAAAATCAGTAAAGTTACTGTTTGATCGAAGATAATCCTTGATCGAGGTCTTTATGTCCTCGTAATTGAGGTTTGTGTATTGTTGCAGTGCCATTATAACCTAGTTGGTTCTAAAATAAAGTTTAGCGATTGTGCGGGAGTAGATAGACCCACAATGTCATAATCTATAGTGATATCAATAGCATTTTGATCGGGAAATGAATTTACATTTACTCTTTGAAGCAACACTCTTGGTTCAAAGTTAGTAATCACCGTTTCAATCTCATTCTTTATGGGATCAACATAATCACTATTTGCCAATTCAAAAAGAGCTTGCTCCACTCTTGTTCCAATTAACTCATTGAAGAAAACTTCTCCTATTTGTGTCCTTACCAAATTCTGAACAGATCTCTTGATTGCATCCTCATTTTTTAGA